GTTGTTAGATCGTTAGCAAATCGTGGAACAATCCTAGTGGCTATTGCGCCAGTCGGGACTACATCGCTTAATGTTATCGGGCCTAACCCGTTAGTTAAGATTCCTCTGCCAGCATTAGTACCATCACCTACAACTTTTACAGTGTTAGCCCATATCCTATCAGTCTGTGCAGGATCAGCTAGATTAATTGGTACTATCTTGCCGGCTTTAAATGCACTTCCTGCTGGTGGCACAAATTTAATCAATGTACCAGTAAACAGATATTTTAATTCACTAGTAGAATATGTACCTACTTTTAATAATTCCCCAACTTTTGTAAAGTATCCTGTAGGAGTTGTTGTAGTGATCGATTGCCAAATAGTATTTGTATCTGTAAATAAAATCTTATCAAAGTTTGTAAAATAAAAATTATAAACATCGGCATCTGTAAATTCAGGCTCAATAACGTTATTAATAAAATTAATAATATCTATTCTACTATTAAATTTAAAAGATAAAGTATTTTCGCCACTTTCTTTATAAACATATCCGTCGTCGCAAAAAATATTTACAGAACTATATTTTCCTGACGCATCGATAATATCATAATTTCTAGAAATGCCGCTAGATGTTCTATTGATAGCTTTAATCTTTACAATATTTTGACTACTGGCCAACGGTGCTAGGTTATAATCCTCAGCAGTGATCATTCTGTTCTGAGTGTAGTATACTGCGGGAGCATTGGTTCGAATTGTATCAATATCTTCTGCTGCCGCGGAATTTGCAACTGTAGACTGTAATGCAAGTCCAACGGTTAATGTATGTGCAACTCCTGTAGAATTAACATAATTAATGCTTATGTTGATGCCTCGCATATCGCTAGGATATACAGTATATGACAGCCCATTACTTGTTCTATAGTAAACCCTAAATGCACCTTGTGGTAGGTTACCATATATGCCGTCGGCAAATACTAGATCAATGTTGTCATTTTCTTTAGTATTAATTGCATAAATGTCTCTAATATTTTGATTTACGCTGTTGTAGGCAATGTTATTTCCTACAAGAGATGACACTTTAGTCCACTCGCTTAGTTGAGATCCTGCTGATGTTAAGGAAAATAACCAAATATCATCATTGTTGATATTTGATGCATCAACTGCAATTTTTTCATTTGTCGTAGGAACGTCTACACTAAAATCAGCAAGTTCTAATGTTCCTTGTTTAAACAGTAGGAAGAAACCAGTGTTAGCACTGCCAGGGCCTGACCCATCATTTTTATAAACAAATCCTAGTTGATTTCCAGGAACGGGAGGTTCCTCGTAAATGTTTTCGCTGTTGGCAAACGCGGTAGAAACAATCTCAAACGGCATTCCTCTAGATGCTACAGTTTTACTGAACGCAAATAACGGAACATCGGTGCTGGTTGTTCTTAACCGATATTGCTCAGTAGGAATACCTTGAATAGTAGCGGAACCCTGACTACGACCAAACTCTGTATTATCCGACATGGCAGAATTTACTACTAAAATAAACTGCTCTAGCCAATTAGTGTTAGTAGGGTCATTCCAACTAATATTTTGATTAGCTAGATTTTTACCATTACTATCTAAAATAGTATCTGTTGTAGTGATTGATGTAAATTTTAAAAGACCATTAGATGAAACATTACGTTTGGCATTGTACGAAAGCATGCGTGCAATGCGCAGGACGCTTTCTTTTGTCTCAGCTAGCTCAATAAAGTTCTCGCGGCTGGCTAAATCAATACGGAAGGATAGGCTTTGCCCTAAGAATGCAATCGCATCGATAAGCGCCATGTATTCACTACTTTCAATATAATCATTGAAATCTTCTGGATAATTCTCACGAAGATATGTGATTATAACGCGGCGTAGATTTTCAAAATCGTAACTTTTAAAGTCTGCGTTTTTGAATGTTTGGTAAATTCTGGTCCAATCTTGGTTCAGAATTAAATTATTTTGTCTGCTTGTTGTAGTCATTTCCTATCCCTATACCAATATTTATCTAACAAAGTTAAGTGGTCACATTATGACGGAATTAGTTTTATCAAAATTAAAAGACATGCGTTCATTAACGTTAAAAGGGATATAAACAATGTCTGCTTGTATCCTAATACCTTGATCCGTTGTGTCTATTTGTATTTCATTTACTGCAATTCTAGGATCGTAGTTGATAATATCTTCAACATCCTTAGCAATTATTTTCTTAACTTCGTCAGTAAATTGTTCGAAAAGCATGTCCCAAATAATTGTCCCAAATTCTGGATTTTCTAATTTCTCACCTTTACGGATATAGAAATGATTTATAATGTCTCGTTTAACAAGGTCAATATCATAGAGTTTATAGTTATTGGCAGATTCGACAGAGCTAAATCCTTTGTAGGTAAGCACTCCTAAGTTGTTGGTAACTTGTGCATTTGAAGTTGCTACAGTTTTTTGATTGTACAGTTTAGTTGCCATATTAATCTATATCCCTATCAGTGTTATCAGGTGTTAATTGTGTCGGAGCCTGATTCTCATGTAGCGGCCACGGTTCATGCATCGGAACACGTTTCATAAAACTCTGTACAATTCCGGACTGATATCGCTTTGTTTGCCAATCTGCGGCTGTACTAGTCGCTGGATTATCTCTTAATTTGTAAGGTCTTACAAAGTCGGATACTTCAGCAGGAGTTGCATTTGTTGTATCATTTAGGTGTATTGTAGGAGCGGTTTCTATAATCTGTGCAGAACTTCCTAAACTTAGATCGCCTGTAGAGCTAACTCGTAACTCGCCACTCGATGCAATGTCTAAATTATTATTGGTTGATATTTTTCCGGCAGCACCTACAAGTATGTCAAGGTCTGCACCCACTGTTAATAAAGAATTTCCGTTGATTAAAAACTCCATATCGCTGCCTATTTCGGCATGCCACTTGCCTGTCTCTGTTCTAAAGTTCATGTTGCGGCCAGCTTCAAAGTTGATATCTCTATCAGCACGGAAGTTAAAATCTTGTTTAGTATGAATGCTAATACTGTCTTCCGCGTAGATGTCTATCTTGCCATTGCTGGTCATTTCTATCCAAGTAGTTCCTCGAGCATTTCCAATGTAGATCAAGTCTTCACTGTTGTGCATCAACAACTGGTGACCGGTTCTTGTTCTAACTCTAAAATATTCTCCGTAGGGAATTTCTGCTTGCCCAGTTCCTTTACCTTCTAGTAGGTCTACGTAGCTCACTGGACCGTCGGCAGCCGAAGTAGTTCGATGATACCTATCATCACCGTCATCCATTACAAACTGTGTTCCACCCAGTCTACTAACTGGCACTGGCTCTGTGGTATCGCCAATTTTTCCTTTCTTAGCTTTTTTAGCATTAGTTCTACGATCAAGAGGACCCGGAGTTGAAATTCCAAATACAGAACTAGGCGCTTCTCGTCTAGGTGACGACGTTGATACACCTCTAACATCATCTTCTAATAGGCCTTGTTCTAAGAACCTATCTGCAATAGGATGAACAACTTTTTTAATTTTTTCAGGGTTGATTTCTTGCTTGCCACCTTGGCCGCTATCTCCAAACGCATTAAATCTTTTGTTAATTTCAGCAACAGGCAGAGGAAATTTAGTATTTCCGTATCTTGCCTTGTCAGTGGGATCTAATGTATTTTCAGTCGTGCCTGCAATCGCAGGCACCATGTTGTTAATGTAATTTCCGGGTACGCATGCAATCCAAAAACATTGACTTTCGTCGGAATCAGCAAATATAACCAGCACGTTAACTCCAACATCGGGTGGTACAAACCACATGCCATAGCTTTTTTGTGTATCATTAAATCCTTCTAAAGTAGATTTAGATCCATCGTTCTGCCCCATAAATTCAAACGGCGTATATCCAAAGAACGGACTTGCATACTTTGCAATGTATGTTTCGGCATCTTCTCCAGCTGTATTAGATTGACTTTTTAACAACTGCACTTCGAGTCCGCCCATGAAAGTAGGGTCGAGGTGACTTATTACTCTGGCCAAATATGGACCATTGCTTAGATTATTTTTTTTACCTTCGTTTTCTGCCGACGGTCTTTGTAACTCTGCCATTAATTAGTTTCCTAGATCTCTGTAATATCTAAAACCTGTAACAGGACGAGCCTGATTAGAGGTAGTAGTTGTTTTAGTAGATGCTTGCGCTGGTGTATTTGATGTGGTGTTTGGAGTTTTTATTGAAGTTGTACCGTTAGCGTTATCAATGTTCGAAGTCTTTGGAGGCGCAACTTCTTTAATTTCAATAGCACTAGCATCTGTTTTACTAATAACACTAGGACTGCTTCCTTGAGAAGTTTTGCTTGCTTCTGGTCCTTGTGGTCCTGGCATTCTTAAACATTTTAATTTTTGTTTCCAAGTGCCATCTTGAAAATTGTTTTCGCACTGTACTACTCGATAGATCCCACCGAACGGACTTTCTTTTCCTGCTACTGCAAAATCATATAACCCTGTAGTTTCGTTGACATCAGTAGGCGTTTTAAAAGTTAAGTAGATGTACACATTACCACTTTCATAATTCATTGTGCCATCGTTTGTTATTTGCGCACTCTGTGAAGATACTTCGGCAAAATAATTTCCCATGCCGCTGTCGATTAGCCAATACGGATCGCCTAGTATTTCTAGATTTACTGAAATTAAATCGGCGCTGCCTCCACTAAGGAACGACTGTTGAAAGTTTTCTGCAACATTTTGTTCAACTGACTTATCGCCGGAACCACCTTTATAACCTGCTAGTAATTTAGGATTGCGCTTTGGTCTTGCTCGCCCTAATTGCGCAGCTTGTGCTTCTTGAGCTTGCCCTTTGCCAGTTTCTGTTTTTTTATTAATTTTTTCTGTTGTGCCGCCTTGGTCTTGAGTTCCTGTAGTTGCTGCATCTTTTTCCGCCTTAGGTGCTACTCCAGAATAAAATAAGTTGTTAATATCAATATCAAATTTTAATATGTCTACATTCTGTCCAGTGTATATGTATTGATATTCTTTGGCTATTTTCTTTTGCAATTCTGCATAACCAATAGGAGCGGAGCTAGGATTAGCAAAAATACTTTGATGGATGTAATACGGAACTACTCTGTAAATTACCTTTTTAGCGTAATCACCTACGATAGGATCATAGTCTAACAGTTGTATCTGCACATCAAGTTTAAACCATTTTATATAACCTTCAGGCGTTACATTGTCAGTTTTGATTGCATCACTTGCATATTTTGAACTGAGAATGAGTTGATTGATCATTGATGTTAGTGTTTGGCCTTGGCCAAACTGAAATGCTCTTAACTTTGGATCAATAGTCATTCCGTCACGTTTAATGATTCCTGTTTTTTGATCTATCTGATCTTGAGAACGTTTAAATGCATTATTTCCACCAGTAGATTGATCAAATCCTAAACTTGCTGTTCCTATACTATTCACGGGTTTCGATGTTATGTCTTCTTTTGTTGCGGCAGAGCCGACAATCTTTTTAGGAGCTACAGCATCAGCTAGATCAACTGTTGCTGTTTTTACGGTGTTAGGCGACCCTGTAGACGAATACATAATTCCAGAAATTTTTGGAAATTCTATATAGTATTGATCGGCAACACCTATTCGACCTTCCTTTTTTAATTTTTCTTCGTTTGCATTTAACACGCTGGCCAAACTAGACTTTCCTGTACTAAGAAGTTCAGATACATTGCCGAGGCCTCCGGTGTCTCCAGTTATTTTTAAATCACTGTAGGATACGTTAGTCGAATCAGAAAATCCTTGATGATTATAAGGAATAGCTTCTACTTTATAATTACTTCCGCCTTCTGTAACATTAAACTTCATTGAAGTTAATTTTAATGTAAAGAATTTAGGCTTGACTGTTTTAATTACTTGACCTAACTCGTCGTATCCCTGTATATCCATTCTCAACACATATGGTGCGTTATCGAGATAACTTAGGTACCCTGCTTGCACAGCAGCAACTTGCATACTCTGCAATAGTAATCCCATTGAATAAGGTTCATATATATCAAAACTAAATTTGATAGCGTTGCTGTTACCTGTTTTAGCACTTGCTCCGATAATACAGTTCATCTGAAAATTATTAATATGGTATTCTGGAACACCGTATGCGGTTGCTACTCGTTGACTATCAAATCTTCCGCCGCTCGCAAAAACTATATTTTTTAAATCTTGAGGACTGTTTCTGTATGATGCAGGATTATTAAATTGAGCTGGAGTCAAGCAGGACATTGTCCATAAAACATTAACTGATGCAAACTGCTCCATTGCATTAGGCACAGTCGACGGAGTATTTTTAACTGCGGTGCCTGCGGTGGTTTTAGTATCAGTAAGGACTGAAGATACACCGTTCTTTAATACGTCGGTTGCTTTGGAAGTTACTAAATTTGTTATGACGGCAACTGATCCAACATTAATTGTAGAATTAGTAGGGTTGGCAATAATTGGCGTGCCGTCAGGCTTTTTAAGATCAAGTGCTTTACCAAGATATTCTATAATTGTTGCCACGTTATACTCCTAAGAACTTTTCTAAATTGCTTTTTTTAGGAAGATAGATCCGAGTTCCCGGCTCAAAATCATAGATAGGATCTTTAAGAACGCTTAAATTACGTTGAACAAATACCCACCATAACTTGGCATTACCATACACATCGTATGCTAACAAGTCTGGTCTATGACGGTATTGATTTTCAATAATATATTGATAATCGTCTGCTTCAGCGGGCACTGGTCGAATATTAAGTAATTCTAAATATAAAGAATTTTGTATTGTGTTTAACCAAGGGCTTGCATTGTTATAAGTTGCCATATTAAATGTATCCTACGCTGCCTGAGCCTGACATTCTACCTTTGGCGTAGTCTTGTAAATTAAACTGTCGTAGACGCTGTCTGTTGTACATCGGTGATACTGTTACAGACACAGTGCTCACTATAGGAACCCATGTATTTGTTCCAAAAGAATTGCAGTTGATATAATTAACATCATCTTTTAAATCCACACTGAATGATTTAATAACGATAGGAACATTGTCAAAGATGCTGGCGCCGTAGCCAGTTAGGTTGCATACTATTGGAGGGTTACCAGCAAACTCTCCCTGGCCAAAAAACATCTTAGTTGCTGTTTTAAAAAATGTAGTTGCTGCAATCCA